CCATAGAACCCACCCATCGCCGTCTTGTATGGGTCGTTCGCCTCGTGAGCAAACCGAGATTCTTGCAGCCCGTACGCGTTTTCCCCCTGCAGTCCGAGTTCTTCCAGTCGCCCGGCGCGGCGCATCGCTTCGAGTTCGCGTGCAGAACCTGCGCGCTGCCCCTCAAGTCCGAACGCCCCCTGCTGTCGCATCGCTTCCGTCGCAAGTTGGTTCCTACCCCGCGCATCCTCCATCGCCATCTGGTTCTGACCCTGCAGCCCATACCCAGCCAGCGTCGTAGCGTCACGCTCCCTGCCGCCCTGAAACGCAAGGGCTGCGTTCTGCCGCGAAGTATCTGCGCCTGTCTGCGCGTTCATGTAACTTGACATCGCCGACATCCGTGCACGCGCGTCGGCTCCGCTACCACCCAAGGTGTTTTTGAACTGCCGGTCGCGATCTTCCGCCGCCCACCGCATCGTCCGCTCAGCGTTCAACGCTTCGTTCGGGTCGCCCAGTACGGCGTACCCACCCTGCGGCGTCATGTCGCTGAGCGCCCGGATATTCTGGATCTGCCGCATGTATCCATCGACACCGATGGACCCTTCACCTCCCTGCGGGGCAAAGCGTTGTTGAGACTCCTGCACCAAAGTACGAGCCATCTGCGGTACGGCGTACTGCCCCCGAGGGTTCGCCGCTTGAATACGCGCCGCAGAACCAGTGATGTCGTCAGGTCGTTGCTCTGTGGCCGGGGCGGGAAGGGCCGCTTGAGGTTGTGCTGTAATCGGAACGGGAACACTGCGGCCTTCGTTGGAGTAACTGGCTTGCGGCAACCCGAACCGGACGCGGTCGACGCCGTTCTCTGCGTACCCTTGTGGGCCATAATTCGCCAGAGCACGGCTCGCAGCGCGACCAATCGGCGTGGTATCGTCCCCCCGCCCACCCGTCGGAGACAGCGGTTGGTTGTACTTTTTACTGAGGTCGTCAGTATTCGCGTTGTATTCCATATCGCGCTCCTTATTTCACTCGGTCGCCGTGCACGCGCTGGAGGTGCCCAGTGCGCTGGCGGTATTCGTTGCGTTTGACTTCGTTCACACCCATGTTGAATTTGGCAAGAGCGTTCTGCCCTGCGCCGTCGTTGCGTCCATCCACGTCGTCATTGCCCCAACACCGGTACGCCGCCCAATCAGCGATGATGAGCTGGTAGCGCGCCTTCAGTTCGAGTTCGTCGTCGAGGTTATCGAGGGTGATTGCGTCTGGTAGTTTGGCGACCCGCAGAATGGCGGTGTAGTCTATATCCGGGGCAGGGTAGAACCTGATCGTCTGCGTTGCGGTGTCAGTAGCAAACCGGTTGGGACGCATCACTGCCGTGTCCGTTGGGAGCCAACTCTCGGTGACATCGACCAAGTTGTTGTAGAACCCGTCAAGTCGTACCTGATAGACAAAAGCCACATCGTCGTCCAGTGCGTACGTCGTCTCGTTGGCACTGATCTCCAACGTGCGGTCGGACTCGATGTACGCGTGGGTGCGCTCAACGAGGCGTTGTTGGCCTTCATCCAAGTAGCGAACAAGGAGATCGTCGGGGAACAACGGCGGCGTTCTAAAGTCACGCAGCAAGTGCTTGCGCGTATAGTCGAGAAGTTCTTGTCCGGTCATGGTGAGTCCTTACGCTTGAACTGAAACATTTCTGCTGTCGTTGACCGCCATCGACGACTGCAGGTGGATATTGTTGAATAGGGCCGTGGCCATCTGCGCCAATGCTTGCGCTTCGGTAAGCAATGCCTTGACCCAGTGTTCAACCGTCGCCATCTCTGACTTCAGATTGCTGACCTTGGACTCCTGCGATAGCGCCGCGTTCTGCTGCGCACCTTTGAATGACAGTTCTGCTGCTCCGGTGCGGGCGTTGTAGTATGCAGACACTGCCGAGATCAGCTTGCTTTGCGCGTCGTACCCGATGGGGACCAATCGACTTGCGACTTCTGGCCCCATAGCGACGGTCTTCACATAGTCCACAATCGACTTCATCGCCATTTCGCGTAGTCCGAAAATCTTCTCCACAAGCCACTTCTGCATCTCGACAGACATGATGGCAATCTTGCGACTTGACTCCGCCTGAATGTCTTGCGTCCTCTGTTGAATCTGGAGGATCGCACTGGATGATACATCTGCCGGAAGTGGGAAGCGCCGTCCAGCAAACTGCGCCACGATAGCATCCTGTGCCCGGGTGGAGTCCGCAAGGGTACGAGCGGCGTCATCGCCCCATATCTGCGCCTGAACTGCAGGAGGAAGCCCAACATTCGGGTTGGCAATTGCGGCAGAAAGCCATCCCTCGCCGAGATCGTACGTGGCGTCTTCGGTTGGAAAGAACGTGGCGCGGAAGCTGGTGAACTTTGCGTCAAGCTCTGCAATCAATAGTAGGTATTGAGCCTCGAACTCTGCATAGATGTCCGCCGATGTTACCGAGTCCGGGATACTAACCAGCGGTTCGACAACTGTTGCCGGCACCACTGAGGCAGGGGTCATAACCGGCGTGTTCAGTGTGTTCTGCAAGTCAGCGACAATCGCGGCGATGTCGTCGATGGTCTTTTGCCGCGAATCAAGGCCCATCTCCCATGTCGAGTTCACCGTCGCCTCGAACGCGACAACCGCCGCTTCCTGCATTACCACCGGCGGGAGGGTTGCCGCTAAGTCTAGGGGCAGTCCATATGGCATGGTTAAATCCTCCTACCGGATGCGGTTGGCGCAAAACTGACAGACGCCAGTGTGAAATCAGAACCTTCCGTATTATAGACTGAAAGTTCGTACCAATTGTCGCGCAACCCGCGACCGAGATCGACTCGCTGAATGCGCATATCTTCCGCGCTGGACCGTGCCTCGTACCGATAGTCGCTATGGTCAGGCGTGCTGACTCGCAGTTCCATCGGAGTATCCGACGAGACGCCAAGGTAACACGCCGGAACGCGCTTCAAGTTCTCTGCACCAAAGTCTTTCTTCCCAAGGTCGATGTGGGCGTCGACCTTCCCGGTTCCGTCCAACAGGTAAAACCCGTCAGACAGCGTGGCGTACCCGCGCGACGCGGAGGTAATCTCCACCCCCTCATACCGTGTCGCTGCGTTGTTCTCCAGATTCAGGCACCAGCCACAGGATATGACCCGTTTGTACCCGTCCGTCTGGATTACGGTGGATGTTCCGGAAGCCGGGGGAGTCAGGTCGATGTTGTCGATCATCGCGTCCTTGACCACCCCTTGCGGGTCGCCGAGGACAATACCGTGCGCGCCGAACCAGCCGACCAGCGGGTTCTCTTTGTGCGGCACGACGAAGGCGGTCCCCGGCACCGCGCCGTAGGGCAGCACGTCTTTGACTAGCTCCGTGGCCGCAAGGTCGGTGCCGGCAAAGAACTGCGTGACGTCTCCGTAGGCAACATAGACGCCCATCTGCGTCGGAATCACGAGATCGACATCGGCCGGGAAGGTGATGTATCCATAGTCCATCGGAGCGCCTTCGGCACGCTTCCGGCCATCAATCGGGATGTAGTAGCCGGGACGAGCGGGTGAGCCGAGGTTGATGCGGTTCCCGGAGACAGAGCAGAGGCGTCCGTTCGCCATGAAGACCTGCGTTCCGGCAGGCAGCGGCTGCTCGAAGCGCCCGTTGCTCTCGCGCAGGCGGGTAGGTTCTGCTGACAAGTCAACGCTTACCGTTCCGACCGTATAACTGCCGACGAGCATCGGGATCGACCCGTTCACCGTCGAGAAGTACACATTGACGTGGGTAGCGCCCGTCGAAGCGCCGGGCAGTGTAATGCGTATGCCGCCAGCGGCAGAGAGTGACGGGTTACTGGACGCCGAGATACCGCCCTCTTCGCCGGTCACGCTGTTGTAGTAGCTGACGCCAACTTGGTACGCTCCGGCGTACAGCGTGCCGGTGATATTCGCGCAGGTGGGCGCATTCGGCGTTGCCAGCCCCCACGGGTGCGCTACCCCGCTCTCGATGCGGCCCGAGTCCGTTCCATTCGAGTAGTACAGAACACCGTTGAACTCCGCCCAACTCAGCGGCGCGTCGGCGCTTAGAATCTTGAACAGCGTTTCGGAGTATGTTGGCGACAGGGTGATCGCATAGATCGCCGCGCCCCGGCGTAGGTATCCAGCCGTCGCGCTCGTCATGTAAAGCGAGTCAGCGTTTGTCATTGCCTGAACCAGCGTAGCGGCGGCGCGGCGGCGCACCCTACCGGCGTTGTCGATGTCGACGTTCACCGCATCGCGCAGCCAGTCGCCTTTATCGCGAACGGACAGGGCGAAGTCAGGCAGGCGGCTATTGATTCCTAGAAACGGACCACTTGGAGTTGTTTTCATCTGTTAAAACCATCCTACAAAAAGACCACTAGGTTGAAGGTTTTCGCTATCGTACCCCTCGGTTCCATAATATCTATTTCCGTCGCTTTCAGAGAACGCCATAACCCCATTGTATTGTGGGAAATTTATGTCCGCGTTGAACAACGTGGAATACGAACCCGACGGTGTACCCGGTTCTCCGGCCAATGACAGGGACCAGGCGCTAATCTCAGGGTCTCCTGAAGTTACCCTTTCGTCGTTGTCGAGGTCAGTCCATGTCCCCGTGTTTGGATAAAGGGGTGAATAGAACACTGAAAGTGGGAAGTCAACCCAATACCACGGTTCAGCAAACCCTGGAGTAACCACGCGTTTCAAACTGGATACCATATGACTCGTAGTAAACCATGAAAGGGTTCGGACGTGAGTGGGGCTTATCGTGCGACTATTTTGCGTAGCGACGTGCACCACGTTGCAGTCTCCGCTCGGAATGACAAGCGCCCACCTGTCAAGGTACTCGAAGTCGCCGGATGTTTCTACGACAGTGCGCGTTCCATTCCACCTATCGTTCCAGTGGTAGTCGTCTAAGGAGCCTTGAAGAAATATTCCAAAATACCCTCCTGCATCGTCGATATAGTCAGCCATCGCTACGTGGTCGGCAAGTGGCGGAAGGGGCATACTTCCATGACCGTCTGATGGCGCGGTTCCATTAAGGTCCATATAAGCGTTCGTGACCCCAGCAAGGGACGACCATTCAACAAGGAACAGCGTTCCGTTCTTGCGTTCTCCATTAAATATCCACGAACCAACAGAGATGTCCATGTTGATATGGTTCACCGCCTCAATGTGCCTTTTTTCCCACGTTGCGCCGGAGTTACTTACAAGCGAACTGTTCGATATGTCCCCGTAGTCATAGGCGCTATTTCCGGTATCCTCCCAATCTGACGGAAGAGAGAAGTCCGTGCGTAGCACAAGCCCGCTTTGCTCCTGTTCGTATTTATCTGTTGGGTTGTATGTGTGGCTGAGTTTTACGGTTGTCCACACATCGTCTTTGTCGTAGAACCCGTACACTGGAACAGAAGAAAAGTTGTATCGCGCAACGGTGTCACGGGTCGCCGCCAGCGAGTACAAAAGTAGCGTGCTGCTTGTTTCTGTTTCTGGCGCGAAAATATTGAATGACCCCCACCCATCCAGCCAATTATGAACGGCGCTATGCGTACCGCCAATTGTCCACTTCCCGGATTCTTCACCATCGAATACGGAGTTTCGACTGATGGTTATGGTGATATCTTTCGACCGGCCGTCAATCGTGTTGATAAACTCGTCACCAACCGCGTCGATACGAACAATAGACGCTTCTGTGCCATCTCTGTTGAACTTCCAGCCGTAGGCAAGGGTGCCACCAGGGGTTCCATCTCCACAGTATCCAGGATCATATTCGCCAACGAGTGTCCGCTTGTCTGTTTCGATTCGCAGCGTAGATAGGATGTACGCCTCTGCTTTGCGTTTATCTGCGTCAGTCAATGGCGGTGAATCAAGAAGAAGCTCACGTGCTACCGACCCTTCTGTACTCGGAGTAAGTGGCGTGACAAGCACGTGGACAAGCGAAAGCCCGCGAGCTTGCTGTATTTCAACGATGTAGTATCGGTAGTCTTCGGCAGAGTACATGCCTGTCGTCAAGTGCGACCAGAAACCTATCCGCATTGACGGAAGTTCTGGGAATAGCGTAGGCACATAGGTAAGCACCGCGCTCGATCCGGAAATGTCGACGGTGTAATCAAACCCGGTAGGTTTGAGCGGAGCACCGTACTGCGCTTGCATAAAAAGCCGCATTTTTCCAGAGAATAGCGTCGGCGGAAAAAATGCGCACACCATCTTTTTCATTACTAATGCGCTGCCATACAGCGCTTCGTTGCTCGCCTGAATGGCGGGGTCGTTCGTCGGTTTGTACCCTACTGCCACCGAAGGTATGCTGTCCACAAGAACGCCACCGACCGGGGTTGGTTGCGGCTCTACTTGCTCCCCGAAGGTTGTCACGTCTGCGATATTGGCATTTCCACGCCAATCTCCGGTAGCGCCAACATCAACCAACCTCCACGTTGCCTGAGTGAATCGCGTCGGGTTTTCTTCTCCCGGCCACGTCCACTGTAACTGGCCGGTTTCCATATAAAGTCGCCGTTCTATCTCTTCCTGAATTTCTTGGGCGGGGGTGTTAGTGAACTCCGGCATCCCGTCTTTTGTCCGCAGCATCGTTGTTGAGCCATCGGCATGTAGGCGAAACCGTGTCCTGAAACTCTCGGAAGAGTTGCGCAGCATCTGACGTTCGTTAGCCCCTCCGGTCGCATTCCCGGTCCTTTGAGGGAGTATGTTGCTGTACTTGTCGTCAACCCAAGACATTACCGCGTTCTCACGAAAACATTCGGCGGTCGGGCCGTCACGAAAACTTTCCCATACTTTCCTACCCGGTAATTCCCGAAAGTTCCTTTGACGGAAGCGGACACTCCAACGGAGGCGTCGACCGCTCCTTCGATTATACCAAGATGACTCCCAATAACGGATGCTTCCAGCGTAACCTCTCCAACTGAATCCCCTGAAACTCCGTGCATCGCTCGAACAGAGCTTAGGAAAGGCACGCTTGACAGAGCGGAACCGGATACCCCAGAGCGCGCACCAACCGCAGCAGCAAGGCGAACCGGAACTGCGGCGCTTCCATCAATTCCTACTTTTCCGGAAGACGCTGCTTGCAGGATTACGCTCGCGGCAATGCGTCCGCTCGGAGGTGCCGATCCGACTACAGAAGCTGAAACAGGAATGATCGAAGTAACCCTTCCACCAACCGATACCCTTCCGGAAATAGACACAAAGAAAGGAACAGCGGAGCGGACTCCTCCAGTAACATCAGCACCACTTCCTGTGCATGAAATTGACACCGGAACGATAGCACTGACGACTCCGGAATTCGCCGCGTTTGCATAGATGTATGCCTCCAGCGGAACATCGAAGGATACTGGACCAAGTGGAGCAACAATCCCTGATATAGCTGCGGAAAGCGGTACGGCGTTTTCAACTACAGCGGTAGGGTCTAGATGCCCATCGACCGCAAATACCACAGGGACCTCTGTAGATATGCCCCCATACGGCGGAGCGAGTCCGTAGACCTCAACGGAAAACGGCACGCTGACACCAACAATAGACCCGGCAACTCCGTGAGTTCCGACAACGGTTACACCGAAAGCCACTTCGGCGTAGACATTCCCTTCGGCCTCTTCAACCCCAAATTTGAGCTTCAGGGTGGCTGGCTGCAACGAACCGAAAAGTAGTTTTACCGACACCTTGGGCTACCTCCCGTACAAACCGGTGGCAGTCTGGTTGTCTGCAACAGCGGCGTTGTACGTCCCTGTGTGGTCATAGGCCACAAGTGTCCACGGTCCTTCGTCTATACCCTCGAATGCATACGCCCCGTCTGCTGCCGCGCTCCACACTTCAAACGCGCAATAACACCCCGAGCGAACGTTGTAGAGTCTGACTTTACGGCGAACGGGAGTTTCTGGCGGGCCGACCTCTACCGTCGTACCAGAAAGTCCGTAAAGCCCACCGTTACGCGTATTTGCCCTGTGGTCATCAGGCGGCAAAATGACCACCTGCTTTTTCAAGTTACCTGCCAGAAGCGATCTTCCTGGAGCGTATGCCGCTATGGAAAACAGAACGGCGTCTGCCATTTCCTAGCTCCAATCCCCAAGAGAAATAGCAATGTGTGTTTCCGGATATAGGCGCTGTCCTGCTGTGTATCCATATATCTCGTTTTGCGTCTTAAACCCGAGTACCAACCCACCAGTAACCCCGTCAACACTCGGGAGAATCGCAACGGTCGCACTGAAGGGTAGCCACTCAACGACATGAAGAAGGCCACGAACAACACCCCTAATCTTTTGCGTTCCGGACAATATGTTTTCAAGGAGATACACAGGAACGAAATGGATTCCCCCATCTACAGGGCTTGGACCAGTGAGTCTGTACCCAGAGTACGTGATACTCCCAGATGACGCGCTATACCCATAAGCGCCAGACAGCTTGAACGCCTTGTTTGCGGTGCCGTCACCGTACCCCGTGGAGGCGATGTCCAGTTGTATCTCGTGAAGCCCGCCAGCCATCGAGGTAAGGGCCGTAGGTATCGCACCAAGGGTTTGCGAGTATGCCCTCGCCACGTACCCATAAGTTGTCGAGTACCCTTGTACGGGCGTGCAGTGCCCAAGGGTCGTTTGATACCCTAGACTCGAAACAGAAGCCGCCCGTGGCGCACGAGAATGGAAAGCGTGTCCATCTCCGGCGAGAAACGATTGCACTTCTCCCCAAGTGACTACATCATACTGTCCACCGTTCCATGCGGTTGCTATGTAAAGCGTCCTGTCGTCGGCGACAACATACCAGTTCCTTACTGTGGTATTTGCGGTAGAAGATTTTGGAACGTAGATCGTATCTATGGAATTAACCGGAGTGCTTACGTCAGTCCAATCTTCTGCTGCAAGGCAGGTTGCCGTCGTTGTGCCGGTATCGGTAACACGAACAGCGTGGTTTCCTGACGCATACGCAGACAGCGGGCGATAGACAACCGTGTTCGTACCTGTAAATGCCTTTTCCCACCCTGCGCCGGGGGTCTTGCATGTGATCGTCCCCGTGGCGGTTTGGTCGGAAATCCCGGATGTAGAGAAAGTAAACGTGTTTGCTGCTACTGTGGCCACTCTCCACGTCCCGTTAAGCGAAGACGGCGTTGCTCCGGCGATCTCGATAATCTGGTACTGCAAGAATCCGTGCGCTGTGTATGTAGCGGTTGCGACGTTGCTTGCGACAACAAGGCTCGTCAGGGTAACTTGATTGAACCCATCAACAAGGCACGCATTGAGAATGTCGGTAAGTTTTCCCGCTTCCCCCGTAAGGCTTGGAGCCGCAGCCATCGCAGTGGAATACCACTTGGTGTTGTGTGTTGGCATTGCCTATCCTTACGGAACGGTGATGACGAACGATGAAACGAGGATCGGGCCAAGAATAACGACGTTGGTTGTATTCAGTTGGCACGTTCCGCCGAACCCGGTAGCCGTAACGTCAAGGTCGACAACCGCCGCACCCGTTGAATCGGTACACCGCACCCAAGCTGCAGTCCCGGATGCGTCCGCAGAAGAGTCCTGCGTGATTGGGTCCATCGTAAGCGTGTTTGCCGCGATAGTGCCGCACGGGTCCGCAAACGTGAGCGTACCGAGTAGTGTCTGCGTGGTGATGGCGGTGGCTGGAGTCGCGGGCATTGGGGCGGTGTATACCTTGAAAAGACCGGCTCCCGGTCCAGCGTCGATGGCGTTTTTTATCTGCGTCAGGATATTGTCCTTGACTCCGGAGGCGAATCTGATAATTGCCATGTGGCTTCCTTTACGTTTCCATGTGAAGTATTTTTTGGGATTGCTGCGCGACCGCGGAATTAACCACGGATTGAACAATGGCTGGTTCAGCAGCGTTGTTTGCGAACGCGCTTGCATACGCCACTTCGTTGCCTGCCAGTGCGTAAACAACTCGCTTCTCATTTACCACAGTGCGTTCAATCTGGATTTTCTGGGCCTCTACAGCAACCGTCCTGCGTTGAAGGGCAAATAGCGTTTGACCCCCTGTCTGTGCGCGAACGAGGTCTACAGAATCAACCGCCGACAGGTTGTAGCGATTGGCGGCCGAGACGATTTGCTCTACTGCGTCCAGTGCATAGACGGTTTCGAGAACGTGGCGCACATAGGCGCGCTGGTATTTTGTGAGGTCGAAGTACCGTGTGTTGAGCGCAAACCACGCTTGACCTGCGATACTTCCGATCCCCGTCAGCATCGCGCTGGCAGCAAGATCAATGTCTGCCTGGCCAGAGGCCCATGCCGATCCGCTGATGCCGCCAGTAATACCGAGCGTTATGTCGGTGCTGCCCGATGCCCATAGCGGTGAGAAGATGTTGCCGTTGGGCAGGATCGAGACGGCGGACGTACCGGACAGCGAACCGACACCGCGTAACACAGCGTTACCGTCGATGGAAACCTGACCTGACCCGAGCAGCGCACCGATAGCGGTTGTCGTTCCCGTGGCAGAAACAGCCACACCAGCAGAACCTGCTGCGTTCGTGGCAAGGTAGGCTTCACCCGTCGAGGAGATGACGATCTGCGCCGCGCCGGTTGCAAGCAACACACCGATAAGCGTTGCCGACGCACCGAACTGGACGCCTGCCGTTCCGGTCGCCTGTATCGCGCCGAACAGGGTGGCGGACGCGCCAAGTTGAATGCCTGACGTGCCGTAGGCGTCGACTACGGATACACCGTTCTCGATGTTGCCAAGCGCGGACAGGCTGAACAGTGCGTCGCCAGCAAGCAATCCGGCACCATAAACCGAACCCTGCGCGGATAGATATAGCGCGCTTGTGCCGGAAAGGAAGTTCGGGTCAATCGGCCCGATCAGCCGACCTTCCCACTTGCCTTGCCATTGTCCGGTCCAGTTTCCGCCCATGTCAGCCTCCGTTCAGTGAGTCGATGGTGCGGGTGCCGGCCGAGTATGTTCCGTCGATGCGCAGCGTAGTTCCGTCAAGTCCGGTGAATTGCGGGTTGGCCCCCTCCAGACCGGTGGCTGCGCCGGCAGCATAGGCCGCGATGATGCGCACGATCTGCTCGGCAGTCAGTCCTGCCTCGATGGCCTTGCCCCATACCGCATTGGAGATGCCCGTAGGTGTCAAACCTGCCTCTGCCGTGCTTCCTGACAGCCAGCCAATCGCGTAAGGGGTCCAGGCACAGTCAAGGGAGACTCCCGCAACGCCGCCAGTATGGCCGAGTGCGATAGTCAAGCCGCTGGCATCCAGTGTTACGGTTGCCGTTCCTGCTACCGCCTTGGAAGCGAATAGCACGCCGGATGAAGCAATCGCCAGCGCTGCGCTGCCGAAGGCCGAGGAGATCAAACCGCCTGTGCCGGTAAGACCGAAGATGATGCCGGCCGTCCCCGACATGTTCTTGCCCATAGCGCCGGAACCAGACGCGGAGACCGTCACGCCAATGTCGTTGCGGGACGTAACCGTGCCGGCTTTCGTACCCATCTTCCACGCTATCGGGTGCCGGTAGCCGGAAGGGATCGCCGCATGTCTCGTTACGCCTGAGACTGCGTGCTCGCCTGAGTTGAAGTTAACGCGCTTGCCGTTGTTGTCCAGCGCGGAACGCAGCCCATACGCACCGACCGCCCCATGAAAACGGGACAGGCCGGATAGTTGGTGCGAGCCGTTCCGCGTCAGGGCCATGTTACCCGCCGTATGCGTAGTCAGCGAAGACGTTGACGGGCGACGTGGTAGTGGTCGCGCCGGTCTGGAACAGCAGGAAGCGGAGGCAAGCCCCGTCCTTGATCTGCGGCATCGAGGGAAGTTGATTGACGAAATCGCGCTCGGTCAGGATGCCGGAGGCCGGGATTGGGAGTTGCCATAGCGGCTTGACAAGGTGCAGAACAAGCTGCCCGGACCCAGTGTATGCCGTGCCGCCGGAGAGCGTGAAGTTCTCGATGTCCTTGATGCCGGTATCGCCCGGAAGCAACGGAAGGAACGGTGCGTAGCGTGTCGCAGCGTTGCCGGAGTGCGGGATGGCACCAGTAACCGCGCCAGCCGCTGCCGCGAAGCCAACTGCTGTAGTCATGTTCTGAGCGGTGTTTCCCGCTTGGTCGGTGTACTTGAACGAGGTCAAGTTTGGGCCGCCACCAGTCGGCGCGACTTCTGAGGAGAAGTAGGCACGCAGGCCGACACCATTGGCGTATCGGTCCCGCTTTGCGGTAGAGTTGCCGATAGCCGTCATGGTGACGGTACGCTCCGCTGTCCCGGTAACGTCCGCGCCAGTAATCGGCACGTAGCCAATTTGATCCACGCACATCAGGATCCACGGGGCGCCAGCCGCTGCAAACACAGCCGCCGAGGCGTTCAGGAAGTGCTTGGTTGCGGTCGACACATCGCCGCCGTGATAAACCGTGCCTTCCGACCACGTATCGTCGGTATCAACCCACGTCAGTGACGTACCCGCGTAGGTATTAGCCGGCGTCGATCCGGTAGCGGTTCCGAGGTCAGTCCACGTACCAGCCACCCCGGCAACGGCAGTGACTTTGTTGTAGTCGATACGGCCATACTTGCCGTTGGTGGTGATCTGGTTCAGAAGATCATCTTGGCTTGAGAAACCCATGTTAATTAGCTCCAGACTGTTTCTATGGTGCCGACCAGCGGCGAAGATGCGAGCGATCCAGCAACGCCTTGGCCGAGCATGCCCAAGAATGCGCCGTCCTTGATTTCAACGATACCGCCCCGCAGGCGCAGTGCTTCCTTTTCGACTGCCGAGCCGATACCGGCGACACTGGTTGATTCGAGTGCAATGGTTGTTTCAAGCGGACGCACAAGGACGATGGCGCACAGCCCGCCGTTTGCCACACTGAAGTTGCAGGACGCGACCGACTTGACCCCTTTGACGCCAGCGTTGAGCGGAACGAACGGCGTAAGACCCCCCGTTCCGGTGACGGCACTGACCAGCGCGCCGGAAGGCTGTGCTGCGCCGCAGAACATACTTGTCGTTGTGTACTGAACGTCATCTGTGCCGGTATAAGTGATGGTGAATCGCCCGCCGCCTACCGTTGGAGACTGCGCCACGACCATCATCTGTACGCCGATGCCGTCTGTGTAACGGGGCAGAGTCGCTACGTTTTCCATCAACTGATCTTCGCCCGCTGCGTCCATGTCGACGAACGGGTAGTAGAGAAGATAGTCGAGCAGGTAGAGCGGCTGTGTTCCGGCGGTTGCTCCGTTACTCATTACCGACAGGCGGTGTAGGTATTGCTTCCCGCCATCTGCCATGCGGGGAACGATGATCCCCTTGTCCGCCTCAAGCACCGCCGCCTTCATGGGCGCCGCAGCGTAGTAGTTCGGGATCGGGTTGCCTGATGCGTAAGAATAGTCGTACCACTGGCCGGTAATGGTAGCCGTGGCGGCAGGCACCTTGCGGAACGTGCTGATCCACGATTTACCATCGTCAAATGCTTGGCCGAGAGTACGAAAATTCTTGAACATCAGTCCGCCGTGATTTGCAACTGTCCGGTTGCTGCTTGCGGCTGAATGCCGTTGGAAATGGCCAGCGACGAACCAAGCGCCCCAGAAACCATATAATCTGTCGCGCCCGAGGCCGATGACACCCAGGCGAAGTGGGTAGCCGTGTTTGTGCCGCCGGTACACTGCGGCCACTGAACCAAGGTTGCGTTCGAGAAGGTCGAGCCGCCGTCAGTCCAGGCCGTTGCCTTGGTCTGTGCCACTCGGGCGTAGCTGGTGTAGTTACACTCGTTGGCGAGCGATCCGGTTTCGGTCGGGTCGGCGGTGAATAGTGCCCAATAGCCAGTTGCAGAAGCTCTCCATGCAGGGTCGGTTCCCTGACAAATCATCTTGAGCAGGTCGTTTTCCATTGTGTTTGATGCGGACATTTTGCGTCTCCTTACGGGGTAACAACTTCATCCCCCACCGTGACCGGAGAGGGCGCAATGACGGACTCGACCACGCCGGTCGAGGACTCGACTTCGACTTCCCACACGCCCTTGTCCCAGGTCAGGTCTTCGGTCGTGGTGGCGTCGTTTTCAATGGTGATCGTCTTGTTGGCGTCGTCGGCCGTGGCCGCAATCAGGTTCAGCGGCGCATCGCCGGCTTCGGTCGAGAGCAGGACGGTTCCGCCGACGCGGTCCTTGATCTTGACCCGTACCGTCGCGCCGGAAAGACTCTTCGGGGTGTTGTACTGCAGGAACCCGCCGCTGGTGTAGGCAGGCCATTCGCGGCCGCTGTCATCGACCGGAATCAGTCCGTTCAACTCGACAGTGTTGGCGTCGATGACGGTGACTTCTCGCATGTCTGACGAACGCGGCGGATTGTTCGCGGCGTTGATCTGCTTCATGCCCTGCACGCCGACGACGTAGCCACGCCAGCCGTTCGGGATGCCGTGGGAAGGCACGGTTAGGCGAGGGAATCCGGTCGCCAGTGAGATGGCCGTGATCGCCTTCGAGACAACCGGCGTCGTCTCCCACCGGATGACCAGTTGCGTGGTCTTGCCCCGGACGATGTTGAGGGTGTGCTTGATTGCCATTTGCTTCCCTAGTCATTGAACCACGTTTGTCAGAATGGGCATACCGCCCTAGCCCATCTGCGCGCTGTTAGACAGAAGAGCGTTACCTGTCATCACTCCCTGCCCCTTTGCCCGCGCGCTCCGCTCATCCCGCTCATCCCGCTCATGGCGCCGCGCACTGCAGCAATCTCTACTTCGAGTCGCCCGGCTCTTTCGGA